AGGACGAGGTTTGGATCAGTTGCCCGTTAGAGGCAACATACGCCACGTTAGTACCAACCGGGATCGCCGCAGGCAAACCAGAACCCGTGAGGGTAATGGCCGTACCAGACGAAGAACCCGAGGCCGTCACGCTGAAGGCCGTGTCTTCCACCACACCGACGCAACGAACCGGAAGGATCGTAGAGACGGGGGTAGCAGTCGGAGCCAGAACCGCGTTGGCCGAGTTGCCAGTGTTGACGTTGCCCGTGTTGTTGATCAGCGACAGGTTCGTGCCCACCAGTGCCAGAGCACCAGAAGCAACCGCCGTAGTAGCCGAGCAAACAACTGCCTTGAACACCGTGTCCGGATCGTCGCAAACAATAGCGACCGCATCACCAGCCAGCGTGGAAGCGGGCCAGTATTGCGAGAAGCGCTCTTGCTTTGTCACCGGATCGGTGTACGAACAACCGAGGAAAACCCCGGTAACTTGGTTCACACCAGTGCCGGTCGAAACCGATGCACGAGTAGCAAAACCGCGAGACAACACCACAAAGTCACCGTAGAAGATGTCCGTAGCGTAGCCGTACTGAATCGGCAGGGAACGGGTAGAACCCGCAAACACCTGCCCACCGATCAAATTGATCGGCTTTAGCCCGTAAGGGGCGTCTACCGAGGGGTAGGCCATGTGAGACTCCTAAAGTTTAAGCACCGCGTCCGAACGACACCTCAGACTTGCGCTCTCGGAAAAGAGGCATCCGGGGGTCACTCTCGCGCATGTAGTTGTTGTCCACTGACGCCATCTGCCCATCAGCTTGACGCTGATAAAAGGCGTTCCGTTGTTCAGTGAACTCCTTCGGTGTTTTGCAAAGCATGAGCCCGCCGATCTGAATGCTGTCCGGAAAGCGGCCCGCGCCGGTCTCCGCAACATACGTCTCTGGGTGATCACTTGCCTTGACGGGCTCCCAGCCCTCTTGAAGTTTCATGGAAACATTGCGAGGATCAGCGTTCCCGAGGGTACTGACCCGAATCCAACGCATGGCGTATCCAGGCTCCTCATTCACATGAGGAAGCACATCAGGAATCATCCACTGCTTCGGCCTTTCAGCCTTTGCTCGGGTGTCCAATTCACGGGGATTGCGTTCAGCCATTTTGTTTCCTCATTTCTTCAGCAACCGCACGGGCGTACTGCTCATTTGTCAGTCCGAGCCGCTTGGCGATTTGAACTTGTGATTGCGTCAACACGATCTTTCTAGGCGCTGTGCTTCGCGTGGCAGGAGCTACAACGGACTTTTTGACCGGCTTCTCAGAGGGGAACGCATCTGGAAAAAGCTGCCGTACACGGGAATTGATCTTCTCGTAATACTCGTCGCTGGCTGTGCTAACACCACTCTCCACAAGTTTTCGATGAACCGTCAGGGCAACAGCCGTCATCTCGTCGTCCGAACCAAACCACGGATTGGAATCTCTCCACGCAAGTGCTTTGGCTTCGACTTGAGGCTCTGCCCGTGGAGCGGGTTGTACCACAGGTTCTTCAGGTTTTGCAACAGGGGGTCTAAAGCTATTGACCCGCTCCGCCTTATTGACCGCCTTGGCAAGCTCTTCCTGGGCGGCGACGATGCCGTCAGTATCAAACGCCTCATGCGCCTCTTTGAGCTTCGTCTTGGCCGAGGCCACCTCGTTGGCAACCACCTTCTTGGCCTGCTCAAGCAGTGCTTGCTGGCCTTGGCCGAGACTACCCTGTAGGCGTTTGTTCTCCTCGACAAGGTTCTGAGCAAGGCGCAGGGCTTCTTCCCGCTCACGCAGCGCGGACTCCTTGGCTCGGCGCTCCTCGTGATACCCCTTGGAGAAGTGCTGGATGCGCTTCTTCACCCCTTCGGAGTACTGAGCAAGCTCATCGTCCGTGACCTCCGCAGGAGCTTCCTTCATCGGGGCGCGGTTGCGGTCGGGTTCAGGCGTGTCGTCAACGACCTCGATCTCGGTTTCGCCTTCACCTTCAACTTCGATCTGAAGTTCTTCGGGCTTTTCCTTTTCGTCAGGGAACCGAAACCGTTCCTCGTGTTCGTGGTTCTGCATGTCCTACTCCTTATGACCGCTTGATGCCGCGTGGATCTTGGACGACTGCTTCTACTGAGTCATCATTGATGATCCGAAACTCTTGGCCATGGATCTTCAGCCGCGTACCAGAATTGGGACGAACCAGCACGAAGTCGCCCACCTTGCAAGAAGGCCCGCTAGGGAACCGCAGAGGGTCTTTGTAGCAGTCTGGTCCCATCTTGGCGACATACAGAACTGGACTCATCACCTCTTCAAAGTGCATGGTCTGCCCCGCTTTGACCAGCCCGCTTTCGTACTCTTCCTCCGCTTTGGGCAGAACGCAGAGCAAGTGGTAGGTCACAGGATCAGGCACTTGTCGGGCCTTTTCCTCATCGGTTTGCGGCAACACGGTGGTGTTTTGGCCGTCGCTCAGGAGTAGTTCACTCATCGTCGTTTTCCATCTTTCGCACAAGGTCGGTTATGAAAGCATGAGCGCGTGAAAGACCCTGGATTTCACCCGTCATGTATTTGTACTCGGCAAAGTCTTTTGCCGCACCTGAGATAAGCGCCTGCGCAATGGACTCGCGGCGCTCTTCCAGTTCTTTAATAACTACGTCAAACGCAGTAGTCATGTTTACTCCTTAGCCTGAGGTTTTTGCTGACGCATCATCTGCTGCCGAGTTTTGATCGCATCGGACTGCATCTGCTGCCTCATCTTCTGTTGGTGAATCTGTTCCTTCTGTTGAAGTTCCTGCTGCGCCTTCATGGCCTTCAGCCGGGGATCTTCGCCCTGACCCTTTTGGGCTTCCAATGCAAGACGTTGTTGCTCAAGTTGCAACTTGCCCTGAGCAATTTGGAAGTCCATCTGGTCGTTCTGTGCCTTGCGCTGCATCTCGGCTTGCTTCAATTGAAGCTCGGCCTGTTGCATTTGTATCGTTGGGTCTTGAGCCTGCTGCTGGGCTTGCATCTGAGCAGCCATTGCTTGGTTCTGCACCATCGTCCTCTGAGCCGCAGCGGCAATCAGCGGAGCCAAAGCCTTTTCATCTTCAGGAGCAATGGGAGCCTCGTCATTGGTATCTAACGTAGGAAGTGGTACACCCAGCGCCATCTCAACCTGCGCCCGGTATGCAAACGCAGCATGTTCTGCAATGTGCGCCATAAGTGCGGCCATCATGCCCTGAGCCATTGGGTTTTGGCCCACGGTGGACATAACCTTTGGATCTTGCATGAACGACTGATGCGTCATCAGGTGAGCCTCATGGTCTTGATAAGCAAATGCCTTGATAGGCTTGCCTCTCAAAACATTCATGTTCTCCGTCACCGGATCTTGAGGCTTCTGATCCTCCGGGATCGCGACAAGTTTGTCGGCGTTCTTGATACCCAAAACTTCTAGCATCTGCCGGTGAAGCTGAGGTAGATCATAAATTTGTGGCGCACCTTGGGCCAGTTGCAAAGCCGCTTGGTACTGCATGATCCGCTGCGCCATCGTGGCGGCGTTTGGATCGCTGACAGGAATCACCTCCACTACATCGTAGTCAGCCTGTTTGACCGACCGATCCCCACCTTCTGGAGTGTAAGGATACTCACTAGGCAGGAAGTCTCGGATGATTCCCTTCAGGAGTTTGAATTCCATCCGCAGCGAAGCATGTACACGCGCTTGGACGGCACTCATTGTCTTGAGTTGCCGCTCCAAAATTGCCAGCGTGGTTCCCACCGGAGCCTGGGCAGACATATCACTGATTTTCAAATCAGCAATAGCTGCAAGTCTGCGGCCTTCTTCCGTGATGCGCTCAAGCAGCATTGACAAAACTTGGCTCGGCTCCTTATAAGGAAGCGGCATGATGTTGTCACGCACACTTCCCGAAGGAATATCCACATCCCTGAACTCGCCAGGAGCAATCGGTGTGTCGTCGCCCTTGATCCGAAGCCCTCTGGACTTCAAGCCACCCGGTAAATTTGACAGGGTTCCGGCGTCCACCAACTGTCGGATGATGGAGGTTCCTGCTCTTGCGTATCCTCCGATGAGATGGATATAACCGAGACCGTAAGCCCCAAATCCAGGAATGTACGTGTACTGGACGAAGTGCTGTCGCTTGAGTTTCTTTTTGTCGTCTTCTTCCCAGTTCCTGCGGATCGCCAGAACCGTTTGAGTCCCGCGCTCAACCGTGACCACATACGGCAAAGGAACTTCATCTTCGTACCCCGGCATGTCCCAGTCTACGTGGATCTCCAATACCTGATACCGATCATCGTCGGTAAGGGTATACCCTTGCTCCTCGGCCTTTTTCTTCTCAATGTCAGTGAAAAACCTGACCGGTTCGCCCAGTTCTACGTCTCTGTAGAACTCTGCCACTTGTAGTTTCTTGATTTCGTTCTCAGTTTTGCGCATGACATGAGTCACACGCTCTGCTGTGTACACGTTTGACGCCCCGTAAGGCATGATCAAGTCTTCAGCCGGGACAAACGGAGCCGCAGGCAGTTCCGTACTGGAATTTGGGTAGATCTTCTTGAATGCCGACCCAGAAAGTCCCAACGAATACAGCATCCGCTCATGTTCGGACCTGTAATCAATCATCCGCTCGGTCAGCATGTAGTTCATGTCGTCACGAACCCGCTCTGCTGCCTCTTCTTTCAGCCGGTCAACCGCCCCAATGATCTGAGTCTTGACAGGGCCCTGAGCCGGGAACGTCTCAGTGATCATCTCTGATTGGAACCTGATGGCGGCTTCTGTCAAAAGAGGGCTGTAAACACCACAAGCCCCGTTCCAGGGCTCTGTGCGCTCCTCATACTTCATCCCAAGGACTTCTAAGCCCTTGACAAACATCTCTGTCCAGTCCTTGCGACTGTTGATGTCTGCGTCC